CTTCATCATCTTGTTGAGTATGTAATTCACATTCACAGGCTCTTTCATTTACTTCATACTCTACTTCTTTCTCTCCCTCTACAACCATATCGTCATTCTCATCTAGTCCATATTTAGTATGCATAGTTTTACCTTTATAAACATATCCTGTTGGTTCTAGGTTATGAGTAAAACTAGGTAGATCAATATCTTTGGCTATTGCTAACCAACCTATTGCACAAAATTCTCCCTCTTTTTTGGCATAGTGTTTGAGCCAATTTTCATCAGGGGAAAATTCAGTATACATACTTTGCAAGAAATCTTGTCTATCAATGTTAATGTAATCATTGACTACATTCATCATGTTAGATAGATCCCCTCTGAATTGTTTTCGTTCTCCTAGTTTAAATACATGACTATCAAAATTTGGATAATCTTCTCTGTTCATTATATCTCCGAACTCGTTGTTACTTAAAAGTGTAACATATTTAATTAAGCATTGTCAACAGACAATACTAATGAATATTCGTCTGCTAGGTTTTGTAAGTCAGCAGTTGACCAAGTGTCCAAACCTTGAACCACTATATCAAATAAATCCATACTCATTTCATCTATTAGTATTTGTGCTATTTCTTCTACAAATTCATCTCTATCCATTATTTCTCCTTATTTTGTTTTATAGATGTATACCATTCTTCTTTAGGTATTCCACCCATTCTAAAAATATATTCTCCATTATCAGACCAATACCTATGACTTTCAGTTATAGCGTATATTATATCCTCTTTGTTTTTTGCTAAATCTTTCCACACTTCTATCTTTGTAACTTTAGTTTCGTTAGGATTGATAGTATGTTTAATTTTATTCCAATATTTTTCAGTCCAAACCATTTTATATTCTTTGGCTTTTTCAATCCAATCACTTGCTACGAAAATATTTTCTAGTATCTCGGATTTATTTGGAACGCCATAATATTTATATTCAGTTCTGTGCATATTTATATACTCAATTCTTGACTATCATCACAAGATATTACCCTAAGTTTTTCTGAAAAAGGTTTCTTGGGTAAAGCATATTTCTTGCTATAAATTAATTGTATTATTTCTTCTTTAGTTTGGATATTATCAACATCAACACTATCAATCTCAAAATGATATTCTGTTGTTTTCTCCACCACTAATCTATATTTGTGTTTTGGTAAATTTGCCACTATAATTTTTCCTCATAAAGATATAGAAGTAGTTGGGTACGAGAGAGGAAATAGGATTTTTCGTTCCTCTGATGCCCTAAGAGTAGTATTTGTACTTTCTGTACACCTTCTTTATTTATACTCTACGCATACAATTTCATCACGACCTCAAACACTTGTTCGTCAGTTCGTTTGTCCTCTGCAATCTAGGTTACCGACCTAAAGTTCTGCCACTCACATCTAATCCATTGATCAACATTTC